GGAGATCTAAGGACCAGTCCATTTCCTATTATGGTAACCAAACTCATACACACAAAGTTAGTTCCAAGTTAAGCGTTTCAGCTCCACTCGTACATCTAACACGATCGCTTAAATTAAAACATACCCAACAACCTATAGGAGGAAGTTTCCCTTGGGGCCTAAATGCCAAGAAGGAATGAAAATAATATACACAATAAAGTACATTCAGTGTCGCGAGGGGAACTAGAACACATCCAGTATTACAACGCGAGGAATCGATTCACCAAAAAGGCGCGAATTCCCTGTGCTAACCCGTACTGCCGGGCAAACCCCAACACTGTAGCCAGGAAGTAAAATTTCTAAAACACCTGACTACCCAAATCTTAACTAATCCATCTCCATCACAAGGCTTTTTACAGCCTTCTTCTGGCGACGCTTTTCCTTTCTCTTAGCACCTTTAGCAGCCTTACTGGTTTTAGCCTTAAAAGCCGCTACTAAGGAGTTCAAAGAATGGAGATTAGAACCACCACCTTTCGGTTTTTGGGGAGGTCGTTTTTGTTTTTGTTTTTGTCCACTCTGAAACGGGGATGGGTTGGACTGAGCACCACCCCCTTTAGCATTTCCCCCTATTCCTAACGCATCCATCGCACCAGTGAGCATGCCAATTTTGGGATTAATCGCAGACCCTATCCGAAGAGCGGGCATCACAATATCCCTAGCACGCCCAATAACTTTCATGAACCAATCACCAAGACCATTCTCATTCACAGGTACACCAACAGGCATACTTTGCATACAATGAGAATATAATTCAAGAGCAATCGGATCATAACGAGGGGATGGTTTAGCGAGAACGACAAGATCAGCATCAGCTGCCGACGGAAATCGTTCAATAAGAATATTCCAATTAATGGTAAGAGTAGTTTGAGCAGAAAGACCAGTAAAGTACGCACCATGAGCATCTTGTTGTGACCAAAAAATGTCATTCCAAAACAATATCTGGCTCGTACCATTGGTAATTTGACCTGCCGTGGGCATATAATAATTACCCGAACCTTCAGGAGTATTAGCTTGGTAAACAATTGGAACAGTGACAATAGTATCCTGTAAAGGAATAACCTCACTGTGAAAAGAACCAACAACATAACACCCATCCTTCGCTTCCCACTGCTTAGAACCAGACAGCAATAAAGCGTCAGCTTGAGCATAGGGGGCGGTAGGAAGTAGTAAACCTGAAGGATACCCAACACCATTAGAAGAAATGGATCCACCAACAATAGGATAAGTTGTGGATTGGAACATATCGGGAGCAGGTTGTTTGTAAACACAAACAGCTCCCTGCTTATATAGCTGAGAAGTAGTATTATGTACTTCAAAAGCTTGCCCAATAACACGACATTGCCCATTATAGTATTGTTGGGGAAGAGTTATGGAACTAGAAGCCGGGCCAACAGCGGAACCAGGGCCAATAGGGTTACCGGAAGCAACACAATCGACACACAAACCGCCCGCAGTAAATAAATTTTGGCCACCAGTAAATGCAAAAACAGGTGCATTACTAGTACCGCCATTTATCACTCTAGTAAAAGCGACGTTGACCAACCAAGGATACATGTGAACACGCGCATCCCAGTTGCCAGTGGTGATAGTACTAGGACAACTAATAGTCGTCGTAAGTTTCACCAATTGAACAACTGAGTCAGATTGACACTGATCAGGATAACCAGTACAATTTAACGCGAGATCATGGAACGGGTCCGCGGCAGCGGCGAGCCACCTCTTTCCGGGTTCGGTAAGACCGTTTTTACCCACAAGAGAATCGAGGATACGCTCGCTTCTAGCAACAGTAGACATAACTGCGCAACAAAGAGGAGAGAAGGACTACTAATGAAGAGTGTCAGAGAAAATGTCAATATCAAAAGTACGCGAGAAAAGAAAATTCGCAATGGCATCGACTAAATTACAACTCTCAAACAATTTAAAGGCGTGTAAAAATTTTAATCGCGACGCGCCTTCAAAACCATAATAGAGAGCCTCACACTCATCATCAGTAAAATAACTATTCATAACGTTATCCCAAGAAATTTGAATTGCATCACCCTTAATACCAGGAACAAGAACATATCCTACAAGCTCACGCTCATAGGTGTTCATAGCAAATTCAATATAATCCTTAATATAGTTCCTACACTCAATATTAGCCCAAGATTCAAGGCGGAGTGCGAAAGCCCTTAATAGGGACCACCGCACATCAACGCTCTTTCCAAATTTGAGCAATGAGCATAATACCTTCGTCGTATCAGGACTAGGTAAATAAACATTAGGATATTGGGGTAACGTCACAAAAGTATGTGATAGAAAATCTAAACGTTGAACAGGTACAGGCTCAGCATAAGTGGAAGTAATTTTCATACCCAAAGCTTGTAAAGAACTAGCTATAGTATCAACATTAAACCACTTTAAAACCTTCTCATCTACACCACAAGTATTATCATCACCAGCAAGAAGCGGTGCGACAGACTCGATAAAGTATGAATAAGAAGGAACTTTGTCACGAAGCTGAAAAATTCGTTTTTGTACCTGAAACCTATCGGGGTCTCCCACCCCCATAGTTTCCCATCGGTTCATCAAATCCTGGTACTCTCCATCATAGTCTTCGCGTCCAAAGCGTTTACAAAATGCATCAATGAACGCATAACATAAGATGAAATAGTTAGCCAGGGTATTATCAACAATAGTACTATTTTGACCTGAATTATTGCCAGTAGTTTTGTATACAAAATCACCAAGCGTCAACCAAAGAAAACCCTTGATCATCGTCTCATAATAATTAAGCATGCGCAACTTATTAGCATCAGTTTGATAAATAGTTCGTAAGCACGCAAATCTAAAATTAGCAATCGCCATAAGCAATGCATAAAATAAAGACATATCATACTTACTAAAGTCAATAGAAAAACCTAAGAAAAAACGCATAAGAACTCCCATCATATGATGGAAACCGCTACTGTATTTAGATCTACCGACAACAGAAGGAGTTTGAAGATTGGTTCGATAGAACTTCTCATTCATATCCAAACAAAGCCTGTTGCCAGCAATCACACGCTCGACACCATCACAAATGAATGTTCGAAAACTAGGTGGATCTTGATCCAACTTCTCAGAAGGACGTCCTTCCACCTTATCACTCACTTGACATATGGAATCAAGCGGATCGGGATTAGCCAAAATGTCCCAATAATCCGAAAGAACTTTCCTCGACAAACTCCAGGAGAAAAAATCCCCCTTATCATCAAAGTACTTGTTCCAATAGAAGCCCGGAGACTTCTTTTTCTCGGTATGTTCGATAATAACTTCCTGATCAGCAATAGCGGAACCACACATCTTTGGATAAAACATGCGATACATCCACTCATAGGCTAAACGGAAAATTTTCTCATCATATACGGGCTGTGGTCGAGCGTAATTCGCGACAGAGTTATAAGACCCTGAAGGTACACACTCAACATACCTATATTTGGACCATTCTATCGGCAAATCCCGATTTCTGATCCAATTTGCCACAGATGGCGAAAATGATGGAGCCTTATTTTCCTTATACGGACGGAAAGCTTTGGCAATCCAAGGCATAAAATCCTTGTTTACCACGTAGCGTTCGTATTCAGCCGACGGTCTGCTCCCTCCAATGTGGAAACGGCCGAGTCCATAAGACTCATACCAACTGAGGGTCTCTTTAAGAGATTCCTCTGTTCCACGGGAGCTGACTCGTTTTTTGGCAAATGCTCAACCGATGTAGGATCACGTTGAGCACTCTCCGGCTTTGGAAAACCAGTTAGTGCACATCGATAACAACGCTCTCTGTGAACATCAGTTGCAGGTGGATTAAACGAATCATGACACTGTATACACAAACGGGAAACCGCAGAACTACGCGCCCCTTCCATAAAAGTATGGGAACGCAATTGTTCATAAATATGCGGAGACCAAGGTATAAAGACATTTTCCGTTCGTCCTCCCATCACATGAAAACCAATAAGTTTGTTTCCGTCCCAAACACCACCAGAACAAAAACCTTCCAAAGACGAACAATCATACGTCCACTCAACACCTCTCTTATTTATTGTACCCGGAGATACATGAAATTTAAGATCAGTGTAAGCACCCAACGCACAAGAACGACCATCAACTGGTTGCTCAAACTGCGTGGGGCAAGAAGGAACTTGAGGACCTGAGGCGTTTGGCCAAGGCCAAGCTAAAAGATTATCAACAGATCTGGTACTTATTTTCAATAATCTAGAGTCTGGGAAATTAATCAACTGTTCAAAAACTTGTTGACCAATTTGTTGCTTGAACCGTAACTTAGTAGCTTTCGCTAATAATGGTCCATGCTCACAAAAAACAATATAACCCATAACCCTAACACCATTCAAAATCTGCTGTTCATCTTGGTCAAAAATATCCACTGTACGATCACGATAATAATCAACAGGTAACATAGGACGACCAGGAAGTAAACTTTCCAACCGTCTCTTACGATGAATATATTGACAACGTTGACCAATTTTACATTGGCCACCATCACGCTCTTCGGGACACCCACGAGCTTCCAAACGATCATCCGAACGATTAGCTTTATCACGCATACGAGTTAATTCCTCATTAGTAAAACCATCATGAGTAATACTCTTAACGTAATTAGGCATATCTTGCATAGAGGGAGTATTCCCTTGAAACACAATATCATTCATCATCAATCGATCCCATTGTTTAAAATGAGGATCAAAAATTCTCATTTGTTTATAAAGCTCGCCGGCTAAATCAGCAAAAGGATCAAAAGCGCGATTCATCTCCCTTTCAGAAGAATAATTCGCGAATTGATGCCTCCTATCTGCTAAATCCCAGGCCTTGTTTTTTAAATAATCATCAAAAGAGTTATAAGGCGTGTTCATCGGAGGATACTGAACTCTACGAACTTGGGCTTTAGTAACATTTTAAGTGTCACCAGATTTGCCCTTCTTAGTAGTTTGAAACTTTTCAGTATTAAAAAATCTTTCAGAAGTAAACTCGTCAATCTTTAACGGATGACCATTACTCCCTTTAACATCAGAATACCAATGCCACTGATTTACACGCCTATTAGATAAATCATAGCCACGTTGAGAAGCTGGCATGAATCCACGCTCTTGATCATATAGATTCTGATCAAAAGCTTCACGCTCTTCTTCTTCAATTTGGCCCTGATCAACTAATTGATCCCTAGTCTTGTAATCTCTGCCCCGTTGCCTATTAGGGCCCGGAGCTTCATATTTTCTTTCTTCAGGAACAACCTCCTCAACTTGCTTTGCACTATTCTTACCTCGATAATAATAATAAAGCAATACTGTTACAATAGCAACAAGAGAAGAAAACATAATAAAACAAG